GAAGAAGAAGATAAGTTTAGTATCTATATTAAAAAACGCAACGAAATATTGCCGTGGAAAGATTTTAACAAAAATATGGCAATAGCAGTTGAATATAATTTGCAATATTAATGCGAAGTATTTTTAGTTTTATAGTTGAACCAAAAGAAGAACGCTACAATAATAAAAAGCAAATTGGCGACAACGAATTAATATTAAATACAGAAATATCAGATCACAGGTACATTAGCAGAAATGCAGTTGTACTTGAAACCCCGGTCGCGATTAAGACATGTATAGCAAAAGGTGACGAAGTAATTGTACACCACAATGTTTTTCGCAGGTGGTATGATGTTCGCGGCAAAGAAAAGAATTCTTCTAGTTTTTTCGAAGAAGACAAGTACTTTGTAACAGATGAACAAATTTTTTTATATAAGCGTAATAATAAATGGCACGCTCCAAAAGGTTTTTGTTTCGTAAAGCCTTTAAAATCCAACGATAAATTTGATACTAATAAAGAAAGACCTTTAATAGGTGTTATAAAATACACCGATGCCGCCTTAGGTAAAGCTGGTATTCAAAACGGTTCTTTAGTTGGATTTACTCCACACAGTGAATATGAGTTTATTGTTGAAGGAGAAAGAATGTATCGTGTACCTACAAATTCAATTTCAATTAAATATGAGTATCAAGGAGACGAAAAAGAGTATAATCCAAGCTGGTCACAAAGCGGTTGATGAACTTATAAAAGTTGCTGAAGAAAAAATCATTACTAATACGGAAGATGATGTATCTGCAGATAGACTTAAAAACGCTGCAGCTACTAAAAAGCTAGCAATATTCGATGCTTTTGAAATATTGAATAGAATACAAGAAGAAGAGGCAATACTTGAAAATAAACCTCGTAAAGAAAAAAAAGAAGCATTTAAAGGTTTCGCTGAAAGAAGAAGTAAATGATGTACCAGCAAACTTTATATAAGGTTATAGAACCTATAAAAATAAATAAGCTAAAGCGATTCAACAAAGCTAAGCGATGGAAGTATGGTTATGACAAAGATGAAGATCTTATTGTTATAAGTAAGACAGGGCAGATAGGAGAAGTATACGAAATACAAAATCTTAGAATAGCTTTGCCTTTAGCACCTACTAAATTAGTTAAAGGCAAAAACAAATGGAGCAGGGAAGAGTATCCAAAAGAATTAAGTAAAATAAAAACAATATTCGATTGGAAAACTTATCCTCAAGAGTTTCAAGAAAAGTGGGAACCGTACATTGACGAAGAATTTAAACGCAGGGAAGAAGGACATTGGTTTTATAATAAAGAAACACCAACTTATATAACAGGAACTAACTACATGTACTTACAATGGACTAAGATCGATGTAGGTGCTCCTGAATTTAGAGAAGCTAATAGATTATTCTTTATATTTTGGGAAGCTTGTAAAGCAGATGTTAGAAGTTATGGAATGTGCTATCTTAAGAATAGACGTTCTGGTTTTTCTTTTATGGCTTCTGCTGAAACAGTTAACTGGGCAACAATATCTAGTGACGCTAGGTTTGGTATATTATCAAAATCTGGGGGTGATGCTAAAAAAATGTTTACTGATAAGGTTGTACCTATTTCTATAAACTATCCTTTTTTCTTTAAACCAATACAGGATGGTATGGATCGTCCAAAAACAGAATTAGCATATCGCGTTCCAGCATCAAAGCTAACTAGAAAATCAATACAATCTGGAGAACAGAGAGAAGAACTAGAGGGTCTTGACACAACTATTGACTGGAAGAATACAGGAGATAACAGTTATGATGGTGAAAAGTTAAAACTATTAGTTCACGATGAAAGTGGAAAATGGGAAAAGCCAGATAATATTTTAAATAACTGGCGTGTAACTAAAACTACTTTAAGATTAGGATCAAGAGTTATTGGTAAATGTTTAATGGGGTCAACATCAAACGCTTTAGATAAAGGAGGTGAAAACTTTAAAAAACTATATAATGACTCAAACGTTACAAAACGGAACCGCAACGGACAGACTCGCAGTGGATTATATAGTTTGTTTATTCCTATGGAGTGGAATTACGAAGGATTCATTGATGCTTATGGACACCCTGTATTTAATACACCAAAAGAATCAGTCGAGGGGCCATACGGAGACCCTATAGACGTCGGAGTTATAGAACACTGGGATAATGAGGTTGACGGATTAAAAGGCGACCAGGATGGCTTAAACGAGTTCTACAGACAGTTTCCACGTACAGAAGAACACGCGTTTAGAGATGAAACAAAAAACAGTATATTTAACTTAGCTAGAATATACGAACAAATAGATTATAACGAAGATATACAATCGTTAGCCGGGGTAACAACTGGTAGTTTTCAATGGGAAAATGGCATACAAGATAGCAAGGTACAATTTGTTCCAAATCCAAGTGGTAGATTTAAAGTAAGCTGGGTACCACCTGTAAACTTACAAAACCGTGTAATAGTAAAGAATAACATAAAATATCCGGGAAATGAACATATAGGTGCGTTTGGGTGTGATAGTTATGATATATCCGGTACTACAGATGGACAAGGATCTAAAGGAGCGCTGCACGGTTTAACTAAGTTCAGTATGGAAGATGCTCCTGCTAATATGTTTTTTTTAGAATATGTAGCACGACCTCAAACAGCGGAAATGTTTTTTGAAGACGTTTTAATGTCGCTAGTTTTTTATGGGATGCCGTTACTTGCAGAAAATAATAAACCTAGACTATTATATTATTTAAGAAGAAGAGGGTATAGAGGATTTTCAATGAATAGACCCGACAGAGCAAATAACAAGTTATCTGTTACGGAAAAAGAAATTGGTGGAATTCCTAACTCTTCTGAAGATATAAGGCAAGCACACGCGGCCGCTATTGAATCTTATATACAAAAGCATGTTGGAGTACTAGATAACCAAGAGTATGGTAGTATGTACTTTAATAGAACATTAAATGATTGGGCTAAATTTGATATTAATAAACGTACGAAATATGATGCGGCTATTAGTTCGGGATTAGCTATTATGGCTTGCAATAAGAATTTATATGCACCAAATCAAAAGAAAACAAAATTAAAGCTTAACCTGAACATCGCTAGATACAAAAACGATGGTTCACAATCCACAATAATAGAAAATTATGGCTGAGTCAGTTATAAAAAGTTATTTTCCTAGCCAAGTAGTTAGTGACGAAGAAAAAGCAAGCATAGAACATGGACTTGAAATAGCTCAAGCAATTGAGCACGAATGGTTCAAAAGAGATGCTGCAACAAATAGATTTTATGTAAATCAAAACGCATATCACAATTTACGTCTATACGCTCGGGGAGAACAATCAGTACAAAAATATAAAGATGAGCTTTCTATTAACGGAGATATGTCTTATCTTAATTTAGATTGGAAGCCTGTACCTATTATTCCTAAGTTTGTAGATATTGTGGTAAATGGTATGGCTAATCGTACTTATGATATTAAAGCTTACTCTCAAGATCCTTTTGGTGTAAACAAACGTACTGAGTATATGGAAAGTATACTTAGAGATATGCAAACACAAGAGCTTACTAGTTTTGCTAAAGAAAACTTTGGTGTTAATCTTCAAGAAAGTAATTTAGCTGAGTTGCCAGCAAACGACGAAGAATTACAGTTACACATGCAGCTTAACTATAAGCAAGCTATTGAAATTGCAGAAGAGCAAGCTATAAACGTTCTTTTTGATAAAAACAGATATGAGTTAACTAAAAAGCAATTGTATTACGATCTTGCTGTTTTAGGAACTGCGGCGGTAAAAACCACATACAATAACTCGGAAGGTATTAAAATTGAATATGTAGATCCTGCTAATATTGTGCACTCTTATACTGAGTCACCATATTTTGATGATATATATTATGTAGGTGAAGTAAAAACAATACCTATTAACGAATTAAAAAAGCAATTTCCAGAATTAACTCAAGAAGATATGGAAAAGCTTTCATCTGAAGGATATTCTAATTACAGAATATATAACAGATATAATCCTATAGCAAACAAGCACGATGCTAACACAGTGGATGTGTTGTATTTTAATTATAAGACTTACAATCAAGAAGTTTATAAAATTAAAGAAACTGCTACTGGAGCAAAAAAAGCAATTAGAAAAAACGATAGATTTAATCCACCTAAAGATTCAAGAGCTAGATTTGAAAAAGTAGCTACAGATATAGAGGTTCTTTATGAAGGTGTTTATGTTCCTGGAGCTAATGTTATGCTTAAATGGGAAATGGCTAAAAATATGGTGCGACCAAAAAGTGATTCTAATAAAGTTAAAATGAATTACTCTATTGTAGCTCCGCGAATGTATCAAGGACGTATTGAATCTTTAGTTAGCCGTATTACTGGCTTTGCTGATATGATTCAATTAACTCATTTAAAATTACAACAAGTTTTATCTAGAATAGTACCGGACGGAGTTTATCTTGATGCAGATGGTTTAGCTGAAATTGATTTAGGTAACGGAACAAATTACAATCCTCAAGAAGCATTAAATATGTTTTTCCAGACTGGTTCTGTAATTGGTAGATCATTTACTTCTGACGGAGATATGAATCCAGGTAGAGTACCTATTCAACAAATATCAGCAAGTTCAGGCGGTAATAAAATTTCATCTTTAATCAGCACTTACAATTATTACTTGCAGATGATGAGAGACGCTACAGGATTAAATGAAGCAAGAGATGGTAGTATGCCAGATAGTAATGCTTTAGTTGGTATTCAAAAAATAGCAGCTGCAAATTCAAATACTGCAACGCGTCATATACTACAAGCTGGATTATTTTTAGCGGCAGAAACAGCTGAAAAAGTATCTTTGCGTATTTCTGATGTTATCGAATATTCACCCGCTAAAGAGGCGTTTATACAATCTATTGGAGTACATAATGTAGCAACGCTTTCTGAATTAGTAAACTTACATATTCACGACTTTGGTATATTTATTGATTTAATGCCAGACGAGGAAGAAAAACAAAAGCTAGAAAACAATATACAAACAGCATTGTCAGCAGGTCTTATTGATTTAGAAGACGCAATTGATCTTCGTGAGATTAAAAACCTTCAATTAGCAAATCAGTTACTTAAAATACGTAGACGTAAAAAGCTAGAACGTGATCAAGCAATGCAACAGCAAAATATTCAAATGCAAGCGCAGGCTAATGCTCAGTCTCAACAAGTAGCTGCTCAAGCAGAAATACAAAAACAACAAGCGTTAACGGCTCAGAAAGCAGAATTAAAACAAATAGAGGCTCAGCTTGATATGCAACGCTTAATGCAAGAAGCTCAACTTAAGAAAGATTTAATGGGTCTTGAATTCCAGATGAACATGCGTTTAAAAGGAATTGAAGTTGACAAAGACAAACAAGCAATTAAAGAAAAAGAAGATCGTAAAGATGAGCGTACAAAAATTCAAGCGTCTCAGCAAAGCGAATTAATTAATCAGAGAAAAAATAATTTACCTCCAAAATCATTCGAATCAGCAGGAAATGATGTGCTTGGCGGTGATTTTGATTTAGGTTCCTTTGAACCTAGGTAATTTATAGTGTATAATCTTATAATATTTTATTATGGCTGAAAATGTAGAGGTTAAAGCGGTTAATTCCGAAGAACCTTCAATTCAAGAAAAAGAACAAACAGTTGCCGAAAATTCCGGAGCTGTTTTTGAAGATGGTGTTTATAAAGTTGATTTACGTCAACCACCAGTAACAGAACAAAAACAAGAAAAAGTAGATGCCGTTCAAGAGCAAAGCGCAGATGAGATTTCTATTCGCGAAGAACCCGAAGCTAGCCAAGAAGTGGCAGAAGAAGTACGGAATTCCGAAGAATCTACCGAACAAAAAGAAGAAGTAGTTTTAGAAGAAATTACTGAAGAAGAAAACTCAGAAGCACCAATACAGGAAGAAACTAAAGAATTAGCTGAAAATATTAAAGAAGCTATTCAAGACAAAAAAGATTCTGGTATTGAACTTCCGGAAAACATTCAAAAAGTTGTAGACTTTATAAATGACACCGGCGGAACACTAGAAGATTACGTAGCGCTAAACAAAGATTATTCATCGGTGGATGATATGGCATTGTTACAAGACTACTATAAAAAGAATAAACCGCATTTATCAGCGGAAGAAATTGATTTTTTAATTGAAGATAACTTTTCATTTGATGAAGATATAGATGATGAGCGTGATATTAAACGTAAAAAATTACGATTTAAAGAAGAAGTTGCGCAAGCAAAACAATCATTAGAAGGATTAAAAGATCAATACTATAAAGAAATTAAAGCGGGTTCAAAGTTAACATCTGATCAACAAAAAGCTATTGACTTTTTTAACCGCTATAATAAAGAAACTGAAGAATCATCAAAAATAGTTGAACAACAGAAAAATGTATTTTTAGATAAAACCACTAAGGTTTTTAGCGACAACTTCAAAGGTTTTGAATATAACGTCGGTGATAAAAAATATCGTTTTAATGTTAAAAATGTAGATGAAGTAAAAACAAACCAAAGCGACATAAATAATTTTATTAAGAAGTTTCTTAATAAGGACAATGTTATGGATGACGCCAAAGGTTATCATAAATCTTTATTTACTGCTATGAATCCAGATGCAGTTGCAAATCACTTTTATGAACAAGGGCGTGCAGACGCTTTAAAAGAAAGTGTAAAATCTGCTAAAAATATTAGTATGGATCCGAGAGGGGTTCATAATAAGTCTAATAACGCAGCGGGTATTAAAGCAAGGGTAATTGGCGATGACGCTTCAAAATTAAAACTAAAACTTAAAAATTACTAAAACAAAACAAAATGGCAGTAAACACTCCAAACGCTGGCGCTAATTTAAATGCAGTACCAGCACCAACTAAACAAACACTTTCAACAGCATATGTTGATTTTACATCTTCTGCAACTGCAGGATGGGCACAACAGTATTTACCTGAATTATACGAACAAGAAGTAGAAAGATACGGAAATCGTTCTGTTTCTGGTTTCTTACGTATGGTAGGAGCTGAAATGCCTATGTCTTCTGATCAAGTTGTATGGTCTGAGCAAGGTCGTTTACACTTATCTTATGATTCATTAACTGTAGGAGCTGACGGTAGTGGAGCTAACGTAATATCTGGTTTACCTTCTGGTCACGCTATCCGTACTGGTAACATGATCGTTATTACTGATGGTGCAGACGAAGCTCGTGCTTATGTAACAGCTGACGATACTTCAGCTACTTCTATTACAGTAAAATGTTATACTAATTCAACTGGTCTTGTAAGTGCAGGTATCGCAACAACTGCGAATGCTTCTTCTCTTTTCGTATTTGGATCTGAATTCGCTAAAGGTAGCAATGATAATACTTTTGGTGTTTTACAACCAGAATTTAAGAGCTTCACTAATAAGCCAATGATTCTTCGTGATAAATACGAGATTAATGGTTCTGACGCTTCTCAAATTGGATGGGTTGAAGTAACTGGTGAATCTGGACAGTCTGGATACTTATGGTATTTGAAAGCTGAAGGAGACACAAGAACTCGTTTTGAAGACTACGCAGAAATTGCTTTAATTGAAGCAGAAAAAGTAAGCAACACTAACTTAACAGAAGTAACTGGATCTGAAGGTCTTTTTGCAGCTATTAAAGATCGTGGACACACTACTCAAGGTGTAGACGGAACTGGAAGTGCATCTGAAGATCTTGCTGATTTTGATGAAATCTTAAAGAAGCTTGACGCACAAGGGGCTATCGAAGAAAATGTATTATTCGTAAACAGAGGATTATCATTAAACATTGATGATATGTTAGCTGGAATCGGAAATGCAGGATACTCAAACGGTACTTCTTTTGGTATCTTTGAAAACAGTGAGGATATGGCTTTAAATTTAGGTTTCTCTGGATTCAGAAGAGGTTCTTATGACTTCTATAAATCTGACTGGAAATACTTAAACGATGCTAAATTACGTGGAGGTATTGGAGCTGACGCAAGCGAGGCTACTAACATTACTCGTGGAGCATTACTTCCTGCTGGTACTTCTTCTGTTTATGATCAAATTCTTGGTAAAAACATCAGAAGACCTTTCTTACACGTAAGATATAGAACTTCTCAAGCAGATGATAGAAAAATGAAATCTTGGGTAACTGGATCTGTAGGTGGAAACTTTACTACTGGCGAAGACAAGATGGAAGTACACTATTTAACTGAAAGATGTTTAGTTGTACAAGCAGCTAATAACTTTATGTTATTTAACTAGTATTTACTAAAGTTCGAGGGTACTTTCGGGTACCTTCGGCTTTATTTTTTTAACTTTTTTATTTTATTATATTATGGCAAAAAAAGCTGTAGCAGAAAAACCTATTGAGGTTGCGCCTCAAGCAACTAGTGTAAAAACAGCACCAGTTCAAAAAAAACAAACTAAACCCTCTTGGGAAATTAAAGATAGAGTATACGTTCTTAAAAATGAATTCGCTCCTCTTACATTTACATTAAAATCAAGAAATGTATATTACTTTGATGAAGAGCAAGGATATGA